CCCCTGTAATAACCCAAAAGGTTTTTCAGAAAAAGCACATTGCGCTGGAAGAAAGAAAAAGATGGCTGGTGGTGGGTTGGCGAAGTCTCAGCAGAGTTTGAAAGATTGGACTGCTCAAAAGTGGAGAACTAAAAGTGGCAAACCTTCTACGCAGGGACCGAAGGCTACGGGGGAAAGATATCTTCCTTCCGCCGCCATCAAAGCGTTATCCCCACAAGAGTACGCCGCCACCACCCGAGCCAAACGTGCAGGAAAAGCCGCCGGAAAGCAGTTCGTGGCCCAACCCAAAAACGTAGCTAAGAAAACTGCGGGGTACAGATAGTGACAACTAGCGGCACCAACCTATTCAACCCAGATCTCAACGAGTTCTGTGAAGAGGCGTTTGAGCGGGCCGGTCGGGAGATGCGGTCTGGTTATGACCTTCGCACTGCTCGTAGAAGCATTAATCTGATGTTGGCCGATTGGGGTAACAGAGGGATTAACTTATTTACCATCGAGCAAAACAGTATTAATTTGGTGCAAGGCACAAATACTTATAACCTTCCCCTAGACACAGTGGACCTCTTGGATCATGTGATTCGGACGGGGGACGGCAATCAGGCCACGCAAAGCGATTTAAGTATTACCAGGATCAGTTCTTCGACTTACGCCACCATTCCAAACAAACTCACTCAGGCCCGTCCTATACAGGTCTGGGTACAAAGGCTGACCGGCCAGACCTATCCGGTTGCAAGCGGCTACTCTCCAGATGCTGTGGCCTATCCCAGGATTACGTTATGGCCGACTCCTAATCAAGGCACCGAGGGTTCACCTTATTACAAGTTTGTTTACTGGAGACTGCGCCGGATTCAAGACGCTGGAAACGGAATCAATGAGATGGATGTCCCGTGGCGGTTTTTTAACTGTTTTGTTGCTGGACTTGCTTATTACATTGCGATGAAAATACCGGAAGGAACAGAACGATTACCTATGTTAAAAGCAGCTTATGACGAGGCTTGGAACTTGGCAGCAGGCGAGGACCGAGAAAAGGCGGCAATTCGGTTTGTTCCAAGACAGATGTTTATTAATTAAATCATGGGAAATAGGTTTGCCAGTGGTCGGATTGCAATATCGGAGTGCGACATTTGTGGCTTCCGGTACAAATTAAAGGAGCTAAAAGAATTAGTAATCAAGACAAAGAATACAAATATTTTGGCTTGCCCGGAATGTTGGAACCCGGATCAGCCGCAGCTCCAGCTTGGGATGTATCCAGTTGATGATCCACAGGCGCTGCGTAATCCAAGGCCAGACTTTACGGGATACCCTGAGAGCCGTTCTTTGACAATTACTATTCCGATACTTGTAGGGCCGGTTCCAAACCCAACTGGATTGGGTCAAGTTATAGCAAACGGTTTTGTAGGAAATGTAACAGTGGTAATTACATAAGGAGTAAAAGATGGAAAAGAAAGAAATGAAAAAGGTGGCCAAGACTGAAGTCAAGGCCCATGAAAAGAAGATGCACAAAATGAAATCTGGCGGCCCAACTTCTATGGACAGAATGAAGTATGGAAGAAATATGGCTAAGGTGATGAACCAGCGTTCAAACGGAAGGGGTCGATAATGGCTAAGTTTTCCAACAAGGTCAAAGGCAAAGAGATTGGGTCTGCTGAAGTGTATGCAGCCCCACATACCATGACCGGCAAGGAAACCAACGTCAACACCTATTCTGGTTACGAAACCGGAACAGAAGCATTGAGCAAGATGAATGTGTCAGTCGGTGGGATTAGCAGAGGGAATTATTCTCCAGTCAATCCTTATGGCACAGGCGTAATGCGTGGGTATGGCGCTGCAACCAAGGGTCGTAAAATTAGCGGAAAAATGGGATGAACTACACTCAATTAAAAGCTAACATTGCTGACTACTGTGAAAATACTTTCACAGATGATGAGTTTGCGACGTTCACAAAGTTAGCCGAGCAGCGGATTTTCAATAGCTGCCAACCTCCGGTTATTCGTAAGAATGTCACCGGCTCGACTACGATCAATAACAAGTATCTGTCTACTCCATCAGACTTCTTGTATTCCTATTCGTTAGCGGTCATCGACCCCACAACCGGGGCGTATGATTTTTTGCTGAATAAAGATGTTAACTACATCCGGCAGGCGTTTCCTTTTCCGGCCGTAAGTGGGAAGCCCACCCACTACGCATACTTTGACGAAAACACTTTCATATTAGGCCCGACTCCAAACGCGACATACACGATGGAGCTGCACTATGGTTACTATCCTGAAAGCATCGTTACTGCGGGGACTTCATGGCTCGGTACAAACTTTGATTCGGCGTTATTTAACGGCGCTATGGTCGAAGCCATCACATTTATGAAAGGCGAGCCGGACCTCGTTAAGCTGTACGAGGATCGTTATATTCAATCCATTGCTCTTCTCAAGAACCTGGCAGACGGCAAACTCCGTCAGGATGCTTATAGAGATGGGCAAGTTAGAGTCAAGGTGGCTTAATGTTTTCCGCTTCTGGTGGTGCGTTACTAGGTCAGGTCAAAGCGATGGGGGTCTCCGGCCGGGGATTTACCCCAGAGGAGCTGGTTGAGAACGCCGTGGACAGAATCATTTCTATTAGCGCAACCTCCGATCCTGTGATTCGTCAGCAGGCCGAAGCGTTTCGCGAACACATTCGTGCAGTGCTAGTGAGCTATGGACATCAGTGCATTCGTTCACACGGCACTACTTTAACTAACCGCTTCCGCGATGCGGGGCATCCTGAATTAACAAAACTTTTGGAGAATTAAAATGCCTATTTCAGTAACAACAGCAATGCCCACCTCTTTCAAGGTTGAGATCCTAAAGGCGGTTCACAACTTCACAGCCTCAACCGGCAACACGTTTAAATTGGCCCTGATGAAGGCCACCGCATCTGGATCGGGTACATATGGCGCAGCAACCACTAGCTACGACACCCTAGTGTCTAATAGTGATGAACTACCAAATGGCTCTGGGTATACGACTGGCGGCAACACTTTAACCTCAATTACCCCAGTTGCTGACGGCACAACCGCAGTCTGTGATTTTGATAACAGTACGTTTTCATCAGCCACATTCACGACCTGCGGCGCGATCATTTATAACGACACCGCTGCGGGTAATCCTGCTTGCGCAGTTCTGAGTTTTGGTGGTGACCAACAAGTGTCTTCGGGCGACTTTCAGATTCAGTTCCCCGCAGCAGCCGCAGCAACTGCAATTATTCGGATAGCTTAAGGTAACAATGTGTCGGCAACAACTTATAACCAGGGTTGGAGCCAAGGGGCCTGGGGATACAACGCATGGAGCGGGGTATCTCCAGCTTATGAAGTTGATGGAGTAAGCGGCACCGCAGCAGTAGGTACCGTAGCAATACTGATTAACAGTAACGTCACAGTTACTGGAGTTGCAGGGGTAGCATCGCTTGGTGGATTTACAGTTCAGTCTGAGGTTGTTGTTGTTCTAACTGGTGTCTCAGGCACTGGTAATGTAGGAACAGTAGGATTCTCAGTCGGTAAGGTTGTAGACGTTAGTGGAGTAAGTGGATCTGGATCTGTAGGAACTGTTGGACTAGTAGTTAATGATGTTGTTATTCCAACTGGAGTTTCTGGAACAGGCAGTGTTGGAACAGTAAACATTTTCTTAATTGTAGGAGTTCAAGGCACTGGATCTGTTGGGTCTGTAACCCCGTCGTATAACAAAGATGTAGCTGTAACTGGTTTGTCTGGTACGGGAACGGTAGGAGCAGTAAGCGTCTTGGTTGGGGACATTGTGATCCCAACAGGGGTGCAAGGACTGGCTCAAGTTGGTGGTGTAACGGTTAAAATCAACGACAGTATACTTGTCACAGGGGTTGCCGGTACTGGAAATGTTGGAACAGTTTTAATAAGAGGATGGACTCAGATTAATGATGCTCAAACACCAAACTGGACAGAAATTTTGGAAGCAGCATAAGGACTAATCATGGCAACTTCATATACTACTTTATTAGGATTTGCACTACCTGTGACTGGAGAGTTATCTGGCACTTGGGGTACAACAGTCAACGATAGCATCACTGAATTAGTCGAAGATTCTATTGCTGCCGCTGCCACAAACTCGGTGGCCGCTGGAGACTGGACTTTGTCTACAACTGGATCTGGCGCAGTTAATCAGGCTCGATGCGCAATATTAATTCCGACTGGATCTCCTGGGGTTAGCCGTAACATCATCGCCCCAAGCTCTTCTAAGGCTTATATAGTTGTAAATCAGTCTAATGCTTCTGTAGTGGTTAAAGGATCAGCAACTACTGGCACAACAATAGCTGCTTCAAAACGTGCTTTGGTTGCGTGGGATGGATCTGATTTTGTAACTATATCCACTGGTGACTTGGAGGGGCCAGCCTCTAGCACTGATAACGCAATAACTCGTTTTGACGGTACTACAGGAAAATTAGTACAAAACTCATCAGTAACCGTATCGGATGCGGGTGCTGTCGTTGCGCCGCAAGCAGGTTCAATCATTCCGTTTTATTTTGATAATCAAGCGGCATTTCCGTCTGCCAACACTTATCACGGTGCAGTCGCCCACTCACACGCAGATGGGGCAATGTACTTTGCACACGGTGGAAGTTGGACGAGATTGTTGCAAGATGGCGGTGCACTTGGCACACCATCAAGCGGCACGGCTACAAATTTGACGGGGTTACCTCTGTCAACTGGTGTAACTGGAACGCTTCCGGTAGCCAATGGTGGTACAGGTAACGCATTTTTCTCCGTAAGCGGGCCAGCCACATCAACCAAAACTTACACATTTCCCAATGAGAACATGAGCGTTGGGTTTAGAAACGTTCCAGCAGTAGGCACTAAAACAAGTCCTTACACCCTTGCAACTGCGGATGTTGGTAAATATGTGCAAGTAGGAACTAGCGGGTCAATCACAATCCCAGATGAAACTTTTGCCGAGGGTGATGTTATTTCAATTTTTAACAATACTACTGGAAACATCACAATCACTTGCTCGATTACAGACGCCTACATCGCAGGTACTGATACCGATAAAGCAACAATGACTTTGGCAACCCGTGGAGTAGCAACGATTTTATTTATTTCTAGCACTCGTTGTGTTGTTTCGGGGAATGTGACATGAGTGGAATTCATCTAATGCTTCTTGCGTCTAAAATCAGCCTTCCATTAACGGTTGAGTATCTTGTTGTTGCCGGTGGTGGCGGTGGTGGCGGTGCCGCCGGAGGAGATTCAGGTGGTGGCGGTGGCGGTGCGGGTGGTTATCGCACTGGAACTGCTTATGCTGTTACTGCTGGAAATAGTTACACGGTAACTGTTGGTGCTGGTGGAAGCGGCGGGCCAAATAGCAATCCAAGGCGAGGATCAAGTGGATCAAATTCTGTTTTTGACACAATAACTTCTGCTGGTGGCGGCGGTGGCGGCGGTGGAAGCAACGGCCCTTATGCCGGACTCAGTGGCGGTTCTGGTGGTGGCGGGGCAGCTGACGGCTCTGGTGGCGCTGGAAACACACCTTTAGTAAGCCCTTCTCAGGGAAATAACGGCGGCACTGGTGGAGGTGGTGATACCGGCTCTGGCGGTGGCGGCGGCGCATCTGGTGCTGGAAGCGGAACAAGCGGAACAGGAAATCGTAACGGAGGTGCTGGTTCTCCATCAGATATTTCTGGTTCTACAGTAACTTACGCTGGTGGTGGTGGTGGCGGAAGCCGCAGCCAAGACGGTTCTGTGGGTTCTGGAGGTGCAGGCGGTGGGGGCGCTGGCGGGCCATTTGACAGCCCCGGAAATGGTGTTGCTGGTACAACCAATACTGGTGGTGGAGGTGGTGGCGGAAGCCGTGCTTACAGTGGACCTTGGGTGGGAACCGGTGGCGCAGGCGGCTCTGGCGTTGTGATTATTCGTTACTTAGATACATTTGCAGCAGCAGCATCGACAACAGGTTCTCCAACCATTACAACTTCTGGTGGATATAGAATTTATCAATGGACAGGTTCTGGATCAATTACATTCTAAAATAAAAATAAGGAGAAGAAGTGGATACAAAAGTTTATAGAATCTACGGAATAAATATGGCGGTAGAGATGCTTCGCCCCGGTGCTAAGTGGGAGT